GTTGTTTAATATCTGTTGGTATGTAAATAAATCCTTTGTTGGGATCATATTAAATTTAATACCTAACTCATATAAATCGTATTTAGTACATCCCGCAAAAAATGAATCAACCACACTTTGAACTCTGTTTTTGTTAATCCCATTCATTTGTTTTTCAATGATTGTGTTTAACATAGCAGGATTATCCACAATAATAGTCCAACTTAGTGATCCTGATCTACTTGTGTTTTTATAAGTATAAATTGGTTCAGGTCTACCCATGAAGAAGGTAGAGTTAAAATCCGGTTTTGAGTCATCAGAGAATTTCAAATCGTAAGGTGGGAACCACATAATTCTACCACCGTTAGGTCCTTTTTCACAAACAGGTAAGTCATCATAAGTATAACCAGGTCTGTCTGAAGTTCTCCACGCCAAGTTTTCAATTGAGAACATGTACTTCTTAACCTTTCCATCAACAATATTAGTTGATCCAGGATTTCTTAAAGGAGCAATGTTTAAGTTATATGTATTATCTAAAATTGAGTAATCAACTCTTCTACCCGATGTTGTAATACCATCCGACTTTTGTAAGTCAGCATACGTATAATACGGTGTATCCTTTTGGAATACTCTACAATACTCTAATCCAGCTTGTGTTCCATCTGCTTGGTTTACATACGATAAAACCATAGAACCTTTAGTCATTTCTTTATATCCGTCGTTGAATACTTTGGAAACTTGGTTGATTGCGTTACCAACGTGTTTTAATCTTGCTTGACCTTGTACTTGATCAGCAGAATCAACTAATCTTTGTGTTTCATAAAGAATAGACCCCGGTCTGAATGGTATGTCAACAGATTGATATCTTAAATAGTCGGCAGATATTTGATTAAAATCGTCATCTAAACTACCAGCACCACCACCTTCGGTTGCTCTAAATCCGGCATTACCTTTATATTTTGGTGATGTCCAAATTAATTGTCCTGAAGTTCCACCACCATCACTATACGATCTACCTTTTAAACCAAAATTAATTGACTCTTCATTACCTTCATACAGAATACCAAGAGCGTCAGGTCCATAAACAATACTTTGTTGTTGGACTCCAAACTGATTAACGGGTAATTGGTTTGGTGGTCCGTCAATTTGTGCCGGTTCTGAAGTTTCACTACCAACGTAATATCCTGAAGATTGTGATTTGTCTTGGTCAAATAATCTATTAACGGCAGCCGATGCTCCCGCAATTAAACCACCAATAAGACCACGATTATATGCCGGTCTATAAAGGTTATAATCTAACGCTGAAAACAATGCCGATCTTTGTCCGTTTCCTGTGTTTGCAACAAAAACCTCTGATGGGTTTCTATATTTGTTTAATATAGGAGCTAATAAACCACCCGTTAAATTATTCGCAACACCAAGTGCCGCTTCCGCTTGTGGTCCATTTATTGGGTTATCATCATCAAAGTAATCACCAGGAATAAATGAAACAGGAAAATACGTACCTGTTAATCTATTTGCCAAAGATACGGCAGCCAATGCAGGATTTTCAGGAACGGTAATTTTCCAATTCTTAATAAAAAATGGTTGTTGTCCTGTTGCCAATAAACTCGCAGAAAAAGGATCGCTAATTGTGTCAAGGTTAATTGCGCCAATCGTTGCCTGTTGTAATTCTTGAGCAATTCTCTCATCAAACGCGAATTTTAATTGAGCGGCACCAATCTTAGCTAAAAAACTATCTGAAGATAAAGGTCCGTTTGAACCTATCGGGTCGTCTTGGAATACAACGTTAAATGTTGGGTACGATGAATAACTATAATACCCTGGATCCCAATATGGTTGGTAAATATTACCGGCATTTTGTATGTCTGTAATGATTACCAAATCTTTATAACCACCACTTGGTCCCCATTTATTAGTTACATAAGCAGATTCAATAAAGAATTCATTTATTACGTCTAAAACGGTATCATTCGGATCGTAAGGTCCTTGATTGGTTCCTTCAGGATTGTTTGTTGATGCAACCGAATTAATACCTATTGGTTGACTAAAACCACCTTCAGGACCGTATTCATTAAGAGGATATAAATCCTGAGCAAATATATTTGTTGATACGTAATTGTTTGGTGAATCAATAACATTATTGACTGAAAGCACTGTTTCATAATCAACAGGGTTACCAGGTGCTGTGTAAGTTCCAGGAACATTATAAGGTGTTAAATTCTTAACTAATAATTGTTTCCTAAAAGCATTAGAATTACCAAACGATAAAAAACTTTCAGACATATTGTTTTATTTTATAAATAGGGGTTTGGTATATTTTTTATCACAATTATTTGTTTTTAGAACCCGTTACCGCACTTGGTTGATTTCCTCCCGCAAGTTGACCATTTATCGCACTTGAAAATTCGGGTTTCGCAAAAGATTCTTTTACAACAGTCTCAATCTGTGTTGCATTCATATTTCTTGTGTTCTCATCACCAGTTATATTTACATTAACATTAATTTCAGATTTTGTTTCAACTTTCTGTGGTTGCATGTAAGCCTCCTTAAATCTATTTGAGATGTCTGTCATTGTAGTGGTTAAAAACTGTTGAGCACTATTCTGAATTTTAGCTTCAGTGTCAACTAATGCTTGCATAAAATCTTTTTCTGCTGATCGTTGTTTTCCTTCGTCACCAGCAATTCCACCAACAATATAATCTTCAATTGGTTGACCTATAGCACCATAGGTACCTCTAACATCTTTCGTTGTCGCTTGTTTTGCTAAATTTCTAGTAACATCAACTTGAGCACCCATTATGGATGTATATAATTTTTCCAAAGGTTCAGCAGTTGCTTTACCGTATTCAACGGTTTTAATGTAACCAGCGGTATTCAACTCAATTTGTTTTGATACGCTTAATTGTTCTCTAGCAACTTCTTCGATTGACATACTATCCTCTTCTTGAGTTTTTTTCAAACTTTCAATATCAGATGCTGTAAGTTGATCCACTTGTTTTAATTCAACTTCTCCAGTTTGCTCATTTTTAACATTAATCACCGCTTTACCGTCTTTCAATTGAGCCATACCGGCAATCATTTCTTTAGTTTCATCATCAGTCGCTAAAGAAGGGAACTGAATTTGTTTCATCTTCATATCAAAGTCAGCGGCTTTAATTGACATAGAAGCGAGTTCTTCAGCAGGTATACCCATTTCTTTGGCAATTTCTCTTAATCTTCTTTTTGATCCTGGCATGATCTCAAACTTACCGTTGGCTTCGTTGAATTTGGTAAACTCTTTGGTTACGTTAATAATTTCCTTTTGTAATCCTTCAGGGTCATTTGCTGCTAAATCCATAGCCCTCAATGGGTCAAGTAATCCACTTGCGGTAACCCCTAATCTTTGGAGTCCCGCAGCCATCTCAATAGCACCTTCAGGATCATAAATTTTATCGGCGAAGGTGAATACCTGTTCCATACTGATACCCATACGTTCTGAGGTTGCCGCCATTTTAGCTAGTCCTTTAATTCCGTTATCGAAATTATATAGATTCATTTTACTAAGATTACCAACTACTTTGTCTGAAACACCAGCAACTGATACACCAACACTACGAGCGTAATCAGTAACCTCTTTCATTTGGTCACCAACATCATATACAGAAACACCAACGTCTCTGAAATTAGTTGCTAATTTACCAATATCAACTCTTGCAACATCAGCAGCCGCGGATAATTCAGTTATTGCTTCAGTTCCTAACGTAGCAGAACTACCCATACTTGACATAACCTTAGCCATGTTCTGTAATGCCTGTTCTTCTGTAATCCCCATTTTTATCAATTCGGGAACCGCATCAGCAATACTTTGTTTGAATCCGTCTATACTACCTTTTGTTGTACCAAATTCTCTTTGGAGTTTGGTTGCTTGTTCATCTAGATTTTCGAAAGCGGAGAGATTAGTTGGGTCGGCAGCATTTGCTAAATCTTTTAAAGCTCCCTCAACAGAATTACTGAATTTTTTCATATCTAAAGTCCATTGACCTAGATAAGCACCTTGATCATCAACTGTTCTTCTACTATTTGTTGCAAATCGACTTGATTGGTCGTTTAGTTTTTGATACGACTCAACCTGTTTTTTTAGTTCTTCATTTTCTTTTGCAAGCTCTTCCGCAGTTTTTGCCATTACACTTTTTTAGATAAATATTTAATTATTGGTTTTGGTCTCTTCAATATGTTTTTGGATTAAATATTTACGTACATATGTTGGCATATTCATAAACTCAGAGTATTGTGTTCTGAATATTCTTGAAAAATAATAAAACTCGTCTAATAGAACGGTCTTATATTGATAAGAAAGGCCGAAAAAATTCCACCCCAAAAGTGATATCAATTACCACTTTTTCTCCTGACGGGGCTATAACTTCTTTTGATAGGTCTAATCTTGGTTCATTATCCAAAATAAATCTTCTAATAAATTTAGAATCGGAGATTGGCATTTGTTCAACGAAGATACTGATTTTGTTTCTATCTTCATCACCGTCAATCGCCACAATGTGTTTTAATAATTTAGTCGTTACAACAGGTGCAGTTCTTTCAGAAGGATATGATTTAACAATTCTATCAATCTCTATCTTATCCCACACACTTAATAATTTTAAAGTTACCGTTTTTTTAGATACAGGTAATACGGTTTGGAAATACCCATTTTCGTCAGGTTCTACTTCTGTTTTTTTATAATTTAATTCGTCAAGCATTATACTTGTATTAAATCTTTCTTCAGTTTCGGGGTCAGTCGCAGAAACTCTATATTCAGGACCAAAAGAAGTATTTCGTAAGAAAAGTAATACCGCTTCAATATCACCATCCAAAAGTTCTTCAGGTCTGATATCTCTTTCATAAATTTTATTTCTTAATAAAGGTAAGATAATACCTTCATTAACGTTTTTTCTATAATCAACTTCAGCCAAGATATTTTCATCAGCAGCAGTTAAGTAACCAACTTTAATTGATTTCTTTTTTGATTTGTAAAACTTACCTTGTGTTGGTAACTGAATTACGTCGTGTGGTAAATTAAATTCTGCTTGTCCAGCACTATATACATCTTGTTCCATAAACTTCTTTTTATAATTAAAAATAAAAAAGACCTACCACTAGTAAAGTGAATAGGTCTTTAATATATATGTTTTTTTACTATTAATATACTAAGATACAACGGTCCATTCTCATGTTCGCAGATATTTTAGCAATACCGTCACTTGAATAAGATAACGATCCACCGTCATACCCTGTTAGGAATGTACCTTCTAAAATCCATTTCTCAACAACAACACCTGTTGGATCTAACATCTCAAGGTCAACGTTCTTTTTGTAACCTGCAGCATAACCCATACGTCCTGTTACTGACTCAGCACATAAACGGATCCATTCCATAACTGCTTGTGATGCAGAAGGACCGATTGGGTCACGGAAAGTCACAGGAAGTTCTTGCCAAGTAAAACGACCAGCAACATATGTTGACGTATTTAAGAATTGGATTTCTGTTGAACCAATTTGTAGTTTTGGTCTAGAAGTCGTCTCAACGTACCACTCATTGATACCAAGTGATGATGGGAATCTTAAAATCCATCGGTTCTCCCTTTTCGGTTCGTAAGGGATCGGCATTTTCATTAACAAATCAGCCATATCTTATTTTTTAAATTTTTCTTTTATTTTTATTATAAATAGTGTGAAATAAAAATTTTTCTATTTACTTCAATTATTTTTTAAATTATATCTCTACTAGACCAGTTTATATTAATATTTAGTTTTCTTTCCTCCTCCAGTATGATAGATTTCTAAACCAGATTCATCATCAAAATGTTTCTTCATCGCTTGAACGTTTCTTAAGTCATCATCTGAAAAACCAATATAAGGAACAAAATAATTACTAATTTTATTTTTCATAAATGCCTTTTCTTGTAATTGTCTAGATAGATTATTAACATAAGTCATAAATTCTTTCATAGCATCAACTTTTAATTGTTCAGGATTTGCAGCAGAACCTTGACCAAAACTAACAGGGTGATATCTATTCATATCTAAATATGATCTCACTAATTCGTCGTCAGACAAATCTTCTTCATCCGCCAACTCTCTATATTTTTTTAAATTTTTAACCAGTTCTTTTTCACTTAAACCGTGTTTGTTTTTCTTAATAAGGTTATAAACCGCATTTTTAAGAACTGAAGGTGTGTGTCCTCTTGCGGTAATGATTGAAAAAACAGACCCATTATTGACAGCCTCAACAAAATCATCCCACGCCGGTCCTGTAGGTGCTTTCATTGCATCTCTTAAGAAACCTTTATCACCTGGTACGTTGAAGTCTCTGAAGGGGTTTTCATCAAAACCTACTATGGTGTGTCCCTCATATTCGAATGGTTCTTTACCAATTTCAGTTCTGTACTCAGCAAAATCTTCTGTTGACATACCAACAACCTTACCTTTATCATCTTTAGTATAAATCTTTGTTGGCATATACATAAGATTATCATCCCAGTCAAAAGCATAATACTTCATCGTAGGTTTCATTTGATCGTGAATGATCTCAGAAATAATCTGTCTTACTACTTTTTTATAATTCATATAAATAAATATCTCATTAAATAAAAAAGGGGAAACTTTCGTCTCCCCTTTCATATGAATATAAACCAACTTATATATTCTCAAACGATGCTCCTGTCGGAGTGATGTAGAATGTGATGTCGATGAATTCAAGTGATCTTGTAGGTTTGATGTAAATCTTACCTGTCAATTGGTTTCTATCGATATCTTCAGGATCGTTGGATACAGTAACTCTAAAGTCATATAAACCACGATCTCTTCTGATCGCATCTAAGATTGGGTTAACCGCGTTTAAGAAATCTTGTCTTACCTGTGCGTCGTTTTGTTCAAACAATAGTCTCACTGAAACTGCTGAAATCAACTTACGAGCTTGTAATAACAATCTTCTTACGTTGATTCTGTCAAGAGCAGATTCTCTAACTTGTAAAGTTTTGTTACCCCAAATTACAGTTCCAACATCAGAGAAGGTTGCGATTGGGTTAATTCTACCTACGTAAAGAATATCTCTATCTTCTTGAGTCAACTTCTTACGAGCCTTGATACAGTTAACAATACCACGAGTGTAACCCGCCGCAGCGAACCAAGGGAATGCGATGTTATCTGTCAACGCTAAGTTTCTTGTTACTTCAGCTGTCGGTGGGATGTAAATTTGTGTATTGTTTACACTATCTCTTGTTAATACCCACGGATAGTAAGTAGCAGTATAGTTAGAGTCGATTCCTGTGTTGTCTAAGTTGTCAACCGCCTCAGTTGGGTAGATTAAGAAATCTTGACCATTAAGAGATGGTACATACATATCAACGTCAGGTGTTGTACATACATAAAGTGAATCCGCTCTGTTAAATTCAATCATTTCAATTGCTGACTCAACTAAGTTACTATTATTAACATAGTCAATACCCGGAGTTACAAACACGTTGATGTTTACCGCTTCAGGGTTTGCAAATGTTTGTTGACCTAACAAGTATGCGTAGTAGTCAGAGTTTGCAAAGTTTTGAGTTCCATCACCTAAAGAAATCTCTTTAAATGCTCCCCATCCTGTGGCGTTAGGGTATCTTGTAGAAGGACAAGCTCCTCTTAAGAATCCGCTTCTGCCGATTTGGAATTGGTCTGTGTTTGTTCTCCACTCTCTGTAGATATCCCATCCATCAAAACCACCTTGTACTAAGAATGTAAACTTACGAGCGAACAATCTATAGTATGCGTTTGTTGGTAATTCAGGATCAGTAATGAACGGTGAGTTACCACAGATAAATCTTGGGTCACCACTTGTTGAGAACTCAGGTCCGATTGTTAAACCACTTGCATTTACGTCCATGTGGAAACCTGCAGATCTGTAATTAAATGGTAGACCATCGATATCACAAGAATTGATTGGATTTCTCTTACCAACATATTCGAAGTAAGCTGGATCCCAACCTAAACTGTTAGATATACCTAAGTAAGTTCTTCTTACGTTATCTCCCGGGCTAATTAACGCGTTATCGTTACCTGAAGATAAACCAAATGGTGGGTTATAAATTACTTCACCAGGGAAGTCATACTTACCTTTGATAATTGGGAACGGAGAATTAGCACCTGCGTAATTTCTAAAGTTGAATCCGTTAAATCCACAAGGTAATGCGTCGATTGGAGCGTCCTCACTCATTTCAATCATTACATATCTTGAGTTCAATGCGTACTCACCATCTAATGTACCGATCTTATTGGCAACGAAGTTGTTTTCAGTTGGGTTCATTGTACAGTTTGTGAACTTCTCAAGTACAACTGGATTTGCGTCAGTATCAAAATAATCACGGATCAATACATCAAACGTTAAGTTGTTATATGTTTGGTTGATGATTGAAATTTTTACTAATGTGTTGGCAGCATCACCATCAGATACTGTGTAGAATCTAAATAAGTCATAAACTTTATTACCTCTTAATTCAGACACAACAAAAGGTGAAACTGGTGTTTGCCATTTGTCTAAGTACCAACCAATTGAATCAGGGTCACCACTTTGTGCTGAGTCTAAAGCTATTAAGTTAGGATTTAAACCTTTAATGTAACCTTTTCTCCAAGAGTAATTTAAGAATGATTGGAACACTTCTTCGGCAAATACAGGAACCTCAATTCTTGGTTTTTGGAAGTTAGTAATACCAAATACTTTAGTAAAATACTCAGGGTCGTTTTGTGTAAGAGATGTTTCAAACTTAAATGCCGTACCAAATTTGTCGGTAACGTTCACACCAAATGTTAAATATGGGTTTTTAAGTACTCCTGCATATTGACCACTCATATCTAATGTCACATCGGATGTACCCGTTACTGAATAAGTAGGGTTAACATCAGTTGTGTAAGTTGAGATACCTCTTGATCTTAATGTACCAACAACAACATTATCGTAATCAACATAAGATGTACCTGTATAGTAGTAGATCTTACCAACGATAGTACCTGAATAACAATCAATGTTTACAGGTGTTGGTGTAGGTGTTGGTGATGTGAAAGGTGAAGGAGTGATACAAGGATTAACAAACGACGGAGTCGGTGTTGGTGATGCGGTAACTCCTGGTGTAGGTGTTGGGTTAGGGTAATAAGCCGTTAAACCAGACACATACGTGAAGAATGAGAACCCTGAATAATTTGTATTACCATTATTGTTAAATAACGCATAATACCAAGAGTCATTAAATGCCGAATTTAAATCAGTATCATTAAATGAAACTGAAGGTACCTCAAATACATTAGTTTCGGCACTAAATCCTGAACCACTTAATACATCATAATCATCAGTTGCGATTGAACCGAAGTATGCAATTTGTTCATCCTCAGCAGTATAAGGATTAGTACTTGTAATTACGTTATATACTAAGTTTTGGATTTGAGTGTTTAATGTTGAAGTATCACCATTGAACTCCTCGTATTGACTTAATAATAATTCCTCGATTTCTGCCGGGAATGATGTTTGATAGCTAACTGTTGTTGAGCTGTTTGTACATCCTGTGAAATCAACACTGAATGATAATTCTTTTGGTGTAACACAAGTTGTCACACAAGTAGTGTAGTCAGTTACTGAACTTAAACACCACACATCAATCGTACTTGGGTTAACATTTGCAACGGTTGTAATAGACCAAGATGGTCCAGCGTCGTAACCTGATAAACCAAGAATTCTAGTTACAAACAATTGGTTAGATTGTTGTAAATATGCCTTTGCGATATACGCAGCTTCGTACTTTGGAATCTGTGTGTTAACAAATTTTTCTGGAGATGTCCCGCCAAATATGGTTTGGAAATCGTCGAAACTTGTAACAAAGATCGGTTCAAAAGCTGGTCCTATCAAAGTTTCTCCAGCAATACCCAAAGTAGTAACCCCAACACTTTGTGCTACAAAGCTCAAGTCAACCTCTGAAGTATAGACACCTGGTGAAACAAAAACCTTACTGTTTGTTGCCATACTAAAAAATTTCTTTTATTTATTTATTTTCCTATAAATACTTCTCAAAACACGAAAAACTTTACATTATAGAAAGTATTTATATTTTGGTAAGATTTTATTCTACCTTAATTCTGCCCCTATGTCTAAAGATAATAAGAAGATAAAAAACCTTAAGATTGACGTGAGCGTTCACGAGGTCTTAAAGAAATATTGCGACAAACGCGGTATTAAAATGTATAGGTTTTTAGAAAACTTAATTATGGAAAAATGTCAAGAAAAGAAAGACATATATGGGGAACATTAAACCAATTTTTGTGAGAACGACAACGTTGACTCACCATCACCTGATCTAATAATATCTATTCTTAAATTATCATCTGTGTTGATTTGTATTTCGGTAACATTATCACCGTAGTAATTGTCGTTAATGTAGACCGAATAAGACTCGATATTGTCTGATTGCTCAAAGTATAAATTACAAGTGTAACTAAAAAAGTATTCTTGAGTTTCATCACCTGACGGATAAGTAAATTTAATTGTCTCAAGTTGTGTTGGTTGTTGTCTTTTTTGTGGTCTTTTAACTGGTCGTTGATCAACCTCATACATTTGAAATGTTCTTGAAATTGCGGGTGTTACCTCAAAATCATTCTCATCCATTAAGAATCCCATCATAGTAAATTCATATTTTTGGATGTAATATTTTCTCTTTTCTAAATCCATAGATGATTCGTCAGAGAATCCGTCATTTATAATCGGAATATAATTTCCTTTAATTACTTGATATGCTTGTCTTGACGCAAACGTTTCCATAACCCTTTGGTTAAGAGTGTTCGCTTCTCTCATTCTATTACAAATAATTGCAACGGTAAATTTAATATCAATAGGAACTGGCTGAGGTATTTTATATATGTCAGCACCAACTCTATTACCATCCCAAGTTGGGACTTCCATATAATAATACATTCTTCTGTTTGGTATGTTGTACATAACCGCAGGATTGTTTCCGTACTTAACTTCAGGATTTCTAATTACAGTAATAAATGGTGGCTCAACATTTTTATCGATGTTTTGGAAATCCCAAGTCTCAACAAATTGAGACCAGTTTTGAGTTGTTACCAAAATATCAACAACAGGAATTGTTTTACCTTCAGATGTAATGTTAAACTTTTCTTTAACAAAATCTAAAAACCCACGATCCAAATCAGCATGCAATAACGATTTAGGAAGGTAAGTCCCATCCTTTGTGATCATATCCTTTATTTGTTCCCTTCTCGGTAAAAGAGTTTTGGGGTATGTTAAAGGTAATGTTGGTTTAACTTTTTTTGGTAATGCCATTATAATCCTCTAAATTCATTTGGTCCAACAGGAGCCGCGATTATTGTCTTATAGAAAGGTTTGTATCCTTTATAAGTATGTTTTAAATCCGACACCACACGACCATCATTAACAACCGTATAATATCTAACAAAGTTTTCACTATCGTAATATCCTATGTAATCACCGAAATCAATATCAACCCCCAAGTCATCCAATGTTTTTATATAAACTGAAATTGTGATATTACCTGGTTCTAATTGATCTATTCTTGTTGATCCCAACATTTTGTTTTCAGGTGCTGCAATTCCCACATAAGCATTGAACTCAACAGGTGGTAAATATTTGATACCGTCTTGAACCGCTTCACCGTATACATCGTCGGTTTTGATTTTGTTTTTGTCTACTCGGTATAGTACACAAGTGAAGTTCATGTCCCCAACTAACCATTCTTGACCCATCCCAACCTCAAGGTTAAAATCGTTCTCACCAAAAAATTTACCTAATCTACTAATAGGAACACTACTATTCATATTGACGTTTTATTGATAAATATTCTTTTTATGATTATTTTTATTAAAAACAAATTTTGGATAGTACTAAATCACTTATTGAACATAAGGCTTTGGATCTGCTTGAGACGTATAGTGGTGCAAATAACTATATCCTATATCTAAAACATAAGAAAGAAGTTTCAAGTAAGTTCTTTCCTACAAGAAGTCAGTCAGAATATATTACAACATATTATAACACCACACCTAAAGTTGCTCGTAAATGGGTCGAGTTAGATACATACTTCGCTAAAAAGTTTGCTGAAGAAAGATATCTGTTACAAGTTCCCGAACAAATTTACATTGAAAAACTTTTGGTTGAAAAAGAAAAATCATATCATGTTTGGGGAAAGTTTTTTGATTCAGACAAATTAAGTGAGTTTTGGGTACCAAAATCGGCACTCATCAAGACCCATAAAGTTGAGTCCGTTAATATTGATTATTCAAAGTATTCTCACCGACCACCGTTAGAACATCAAAAAATTGCAATTGAAAAGTTGGCAGGTTCAAAAAGATTTATTCTTGCTGATGATATGGGTCTTGGTAAAACAACATCCACAATTATCGCGGCGTTAGAAACGGGTTCTAAAAAAGTTCTCATTGTGTGTCCCGCTTCTCTAAAGATTAACTGGCAAAGGGAGATTGAAAATTATTCTGATCGTCCAGTGTTCATTGCTGAAGGAAAGAAATTTTCCTCCGAACATGATTTTGTTATTGTGAATTACGACATTCTTAAAAACTTTCATGATTCAGACCCAAAGAAAAAAGACGAATCGTTATTACTACAGAGTAAGTTTGACTTGGTGATCTTAGATGAGGCACACATGATTTCAAATGTTCAAGCACAAAGAACAAAGATCATTAATAGTTTTGCAAAGAAAGTTGAGAGAGTTTGGTTATTAACGGGAACACCAATGACCTCTCGTCCTATGAACTACTATAATTTATTAAACCTCATCGAAAGTCCAGTTGCTCAGAATTGGAAAGCCTACGCGATTAGATATTGTCAAGGGTTCCAATTCACTGCGGGTAAAAGAAAAGTGTGGAATGTAATGGGGGCATCAAATCTTGAGGAATTAAGAGATAGAACATCAAAACAAATTCTTCGTAGGTTAAAAGAAGATGTGTTAGATCTTCCTGACAAAATTATTACACCGGTTTATTTGAGATTAAAATCAAAAGAGTATGAAGATTTGATGGGTGAATACTATGATTGGTATGATAAAAACCCTGATGAGTCATCATCTCTTACTGTTCAGTTTTCAAAACTAATGAAGGTTAGAAAAGTTATTGCAAATGAAAAAACAAAACAAACAATAGATTTTGCCGAGAACATTTTAGAACAAGGTAAGAAAGTTATTATATTCACCAACTTTACAGACACCCTCCAAACAATCTATCAACATTTCGGAAAACAAGCAGTTTATCTTGATGGTAGTTGTTCTAATGCAATGAGACAACAAGCGGTTGACTCTTTTCAAAATGATGAAAAGATTAGGGTATTTGTTGGGAACCTGAAAGCTGCGGGTGTTGGTTTAACTTTAACTTCAGCTGAGGTTGTGATTATGAATGACCTATCATTTGTACCTGCCGAACACGCACAAGCAGAAGATAGGGCGTATCGTTATGGTCAAAAATCTAACGTACTAGTTTATTATCCACTATTTGAAAATACAATTGAGGGTGCGATATATGATATTCTTAATCGTAAAAAAGAAATCATTCGAACTGTAATGGGTGATCAGCAACCTGAAAATACGGGTGATATAGTTGAGGAAATCTTAACCCTAATTAATAAGCAACGATAATCTTTTGATTAAATGAATATTTATCAAAGATGAAAGTTTCAATCAAATACGAAAATCCTGATTTAAAAAAACACAAAAACCTTGTTAATGAGTTTATAAAACTTTTACAAGAAGAATATCCATTGAAGAAAGATTTGAAAATTATCTTTATGGATGGTAGAAGAGGTGAGATGTCTACAGGAAGTAGACGTGGTGATAATCTTATTAAAGTTTTAGCCAAAGGTAGATTGAATCGTGATATTATGAGGACCCTTGCTCACGAGTGGGTTCACGAACATCAAATGACTATATTGGGAAGAGAACCAGGACCAAACATTGGTGGTAGAAATGAAGATGAAGCCAACGCATTTGCAGGTCGTTTAGTTAAACAATTTGAAGAGAGACATCCTGACTTGGAGCAACTTATGTATGAAAACAAAGGTATTGAGGGTAGGGTTAATATTTTGTCAGAACAAATCTTATTAACAGAAAAACAAACAATTAAAGAAAATTTATTGGTTGAAATGAAAAAAGTAGGTATTGAAGAGTTACCTTACTCATACTCTGCATTACAAAGATTTATCGATTCAAAGACAATGAACGTTCATTACAACAAACACTATAAAGGTTATGTTGATAAACTGAACAAAGCAATCAAAGATAAAGAAGGTGATATGGATTTGGAAGAAATTGTAAAATCCATAAGTAAGTTTGATGAAAAAGTTAGAAACAACGCAGGTGGAGCGTTTAATCACGCTTTATTTTGGAAAATGTTGTCGCCAAAGAAACAATTACCAAAAGGTGAGATTTTAAAAAAGATTAAAGAAGATTTTGGTAACATCAAAAAAATGAAAGATGAGTTTAATCTGGCGGCTAAAGATCGTTTTGGATCAGGTTGGGCTTGGTTGTATTTAGATAAAAACGGTAAGTTAAAAATTATGTCCACACCAAATCAAGATAATCCACTTATGAACATCGTTAAAGGTGGTGGATATCCTTTGTTGGGTCTTGATGTTTGGGAACACGCTTATTATTTAAAGTACCAAAACAAACGTGATGAATATATTAATAAGTTTTGGGATGTCGTAAATTGGGAATTTGTTAATGATTTATACTTAAGTAAAAAATCTAAATAAAGTTATCTATCCTTATATTTATAGAGAAAAACTCTATGGCAATTATCAACGAACCAGAAAGAAGTGAATTCTACCAAAAAGTAAGGCATCTTTTAGGTGCGCCTTTAAGATCGGTGGAATTAGAGGATGAAATGATGGATACTCTTTTAGAGTATTCTATTGATGATTATTCTCAATATGTACAAGATTGGTTGATTGAATCTCAATGGACTTCACTATACAATTTAAATCTCGATACACAATCATTAGCAAGAGCCTTTGTTACCAAAAGTTTAGATTTTGAAACGAGATACACATATGCTTATTCGAAAATTGTTGGTCTACAAGCGGGTGGTGACTGGGTAATTAAAAGAGATTACGTACAATTAGTACCTAACCAACAAATATATGAAATTCCTGCCGGTAGAGAAATCAATGAAGTACTTTGGTTCTCACCAACAGAAATGAATAATATGTTCATTGATCCCTGGTCATTTGGTGGTATTGCCGGTGGAGGTATCGGTGGTACGGGTGGATTCGCACAAATGGGTAACATGGCTGGTAGTTACTTCTTAATGCCGGCATTTGATATGTTATTGAGAATGCAAGAGATTAACATCCAAAGAAGAATTATTTCTCCCGATTTAACTTATTATATAACCGCATTACCTGATGGTAAAAAAGCATTACACTTACTAAATGTACCAGGTGGTAGATTTGACTTTGGTAATGCCGAAATGGCTCAACAAAGAGTTTGGTATTGGTATTATGATGTTGGTCAAGGTGATAGAGACAAGTGTTTAGCTGATAATCCTGATATCATATTATTACCATCTGACGTACCATTTAATAAATTAAGTTGGTACAAATTAAACAATCCTGCACAAGTATGGGTAAGAAGATGGTTTACGGCTTATTGTAAAGAAACATTGGCTAGAGTACGTGGTAAGTTTAGTGGTAACTTAAAAGCCCCTGACGGTGATTTAACTATGGATTACGCATCTTTAGCAACAGAAGCGAAAGATGAAAAAACAAAACTAATAGATGAATTAATAGGTCCTGAAGGTAGGCTAACAAGACTACGTCCTGAAAAGATAATGGAGAGGGAAGCATTACTTGCGGAGAACTTAAACAAACAACTTAAGTTTAGGGCTATGCCTCGTCAAATATATGTGATTTAATGTATGTCAGTTATAAAACAAAAACCAAATAGAAAAACGATAATACGTGGTGAACGATCAATTAATCTTGACACGTTTGAGACTGCAATAATAAGTGATGAATTTTATTCAACCAATGGTGAATTACTTATTATTGTTAGAGATGTCAGTCATTGTAAAATAAGATTAGATTCTACAACAACTGACAAAATAAAAATCAAAACTCTAACTGATTGTATCATCGTACCTGATATCAATAGAATTGATGAGGATTGGGATGAAATTTCTGTTGGTCGTGGTGCTTGTGTTGAATTACAAAACGTCGGCGGTATTTGGTATATCCTCTCCTCTGACGGTCTCAAGATGGAATAAGTTTTCATCGGGTAGATATCTCCACATATATTGGTCGGCATTTTTATACATATGGTATGGTGTTTCACCAACTCTATTCCAAAATGACATTTCTTCAGGAGAAATCTCCATCACATCTTCCAATTTATCTTGATCATCTTCCTCGAATGGTTGCCCGTTAATCAACTCACATTGATCTTTAGTGAAGAACGGTCTTTCTTCTGGATTCTTAACTAACAAACCATTTCTAACTTCTTGTTTGAATACAACTAATAATGGTTCTACTCGTTTGTTGAAAGTCGCTATTGCTCTTTGGATGTTATATTCACCAGTCATGGTTGGGTTACTCTCAATATCGGAGGGATCAATTCGATAACAATTTAACTGAATAATCGAATCTACATCTTCAGGTATTGTTGTCCCCCAATCTCTCATGTAATTATCAATATGTTCTTGAGACCAACCTTTCTTTGGTTTGTTAACTTTCTGAACGTCACCGTGAGATGCTTTTGTACCGTTGTTTACATAAAAGATGACTTCACCAAGATTTGCATTTAGTTTGTCTTTGATTGCCAACTCCATATGTGCTTGACGTGACATCAATGCTCCTGCCTTTGTTCTTGTTTTACTACGAACAATATAATCATCAATCGTTTGTTTAATCTTTGCTTTGTTTGCAATATCCATCAATGGAATTTTCTGATCGAATATCTTTTGTACGTATTCGTAATACCACTCAACAAACTCTTGTCCTTTACCGTCAAGTAATAACTTAATTCCTTTATCTAAGAACTTTTCAATATAGATTGGCATCTTCTTAGATTTGATTGAGTTACCTGTAAGTTTGATTTTACCTTTTGCTGTGATAAGTGCGTAGTTCTTACGAGCCAAGTTGATACACGCTGGCCATTGTCCATCAGTATCGAGTGCCATTTCACCTCTCATCGCAAGATCGTTAAACTCCATAACATCAGCTTCTTCACCAATATACTCCTTACCTTCTATGACTTTCCAGTTCAGACCTTTACCAACATAACGTCTTGTCTCCACACCTTCAGGAACCGAGAAGTTAATACCGTCAGTGTCCATTACCAATGGTGTATACCCACGATCCATAAAGAAGTGAATCATCATACGAAGATACTGACGACCTGTACAAGTAATCATCTCACCTTTGTCCATATCACCCCAATGGAATACCTGTGGAGCGGATAACGCACCGAACATCGAGTTGATAAAGATCTTAATCGGTAATTGTTTACGGTCATAAGATGTTGATTTCTTCTTATCAATACTCGCATATTCTTCAGCAAGTTGTTTGTACTTGATACGAGTGTTACGGAAGTAAGATAATAATCCTTTCATCGCACCTGTTACATCACACTCAGGGAATACATCGTGTACCAACTGAATGGAGGGATATAGAGACGAGTAGTCGAGCTTTAATACGTTCTTTGAGTATCCTGTTCGGATCAATCGAGAAAGTCCTCCTACGAAGTTCCCTTTGTCGTTTTTAGCCGGTATTGCTAAGTTATGTTTGTAAGACCAAGCTAACATCAACATTTTCCATAATGTTGCGGTACCCATCGTTGAAACTCTTTCATATGTTGTTGGAAGTAATGATGCCAACAAGAATGAACCTTGATTGAATTCTTCATCAACCAATAGAGTTTCTTCCAAGTCATCGTCAAGATAACGCTCAATAATGTCGTCCCCCGTTGTTTTAAGATAAACCTTAGAATGTCTTCCACAAACATCATCAACCTTTGGATCTTGACCGACTTTTTTGTACTTACCATTCTCAACATTTAACCAATACTCCTCTTTGTCTCTATACATTGGTCCAATCTTATCATGGTCAACATAAATACGATCAGGAGCTTCAGCCTCGATATACTTGGTAATATACTTCAAACCCGCTTCCTTAATGTTTGAGTTGATCGCTTGAGCTCTACGAACTGAATGTAGGATGTCAATAATGTTGTAACCCCACATTTGAGTTTGGTTAAACTTCTCAACCTCGTTTGCCAATTTCAACATTGACTCTTTTTGTGAAATTGATTTCTCAGGATTTAATGACTTGGCAATCTTTTTAATATCAAGGTTTAACGCCTTACATCTTTCATAGATCCAATACCAGTCGAAGTTGAATGAGTTATATCCCGATAGGATTGATGGTTTGTGTTCGTCGATCAAGTTGAAGAACTCAACGAGTCCTCTTCTTTCATCGTCAGGTGTTGCACACTCAATAACCTTTCTGAACCCCTTATTTGTTTTTACTCCAATCATGAAGATACGACCGTCTTTGGGTTCTAACGCGGTCGTCTCCAAGTCGAATACCATCCTCGTGATGTCATTGTATTCCTCAAATCCTTTGAATAGTCGTTTCTCTTTTGAGATGAGGTATTGTTCAACGGGAGGGAGAACCATGATGAGGTCTTTTGTTTTTTCACCCCAGGGATCTACTCCACCTTCTCTAAAGAATTGGATTAAGTTTCTATAACCCTTCATGGATTTAACCATAAAGGTAAGACCTCGTTCCAAACGATCATTTCCGTCTGTACGAAGTTTTTCTATGATGATACCATGTTTTGACATGGCCTCTTTCTGTAAAGCTTTTGATGATGAGTAAAAGTTTTGACCACGTAGATCACCAACCCAAGCAAATGAGATCAATGTGTCTCGTTGGATCTGTTTACCTTTACCAGGAACTTCTTTGATTTTGTAGATTTTGTCAGATACGTAATCGTACTCTACTGATACGATATATTCCTCAGGGTCATTACCCACAAGGAAGTTTTCAATTTCTTCTTGTGATATCATATATTTTTTACTTTTGGTGTATTAGCTACCGAATTAGGTCGGCATTTACCTTCGTAAATAAATATAGGATAAAAAAATCGTCTCGTCAATGAATATCGTCACAATCGATAATTTCTGTAATTACTCCATCACTAACATAGAACATTCTATAACCACCTTCATAATTTGTTAAAAAATATCCCGTATCATTTGTTTTATAACATGATATCTCATTATCAAATAACAATGATCCGACATTAAGTGTTGGTAAGTTAAAGAACCTTACAAGGTAATCAGATGTTGTACAATTTCCTTGTAAGAAACATAAGTAAGCATAACATAGGTCATTCACATTATTAAATGGTCCACGTTGATCGGTTCCGTATACCAAATTTTTCATCACAGGGTGAGGACAAATTGGTTGGTTTGGTGTCTGTGTCGGAGTTGGTGTAACCGTAGGTGTTGGTGTTGTTGATGGTGCTGGTGTAGGACTAATAACAGGTGCTTTAGTTGGTGTTGGTGTCGGTGATGGGAATGGAGTTGTACAACAAGTATAATTTAACGTATAACAAGGGTTATAAGGTAAACTATCTGAAATAAAACTTTCCACAACATTTATAAATAAAGGTTCTCTGATTGGTAAAACTAAAGTACCATCTTCATTTATAAACATGAATTGACCTTCGTAACGACCTATCCTACTTGTATCTTGTGGTGTAAATCTATAATAAACATAATATTCAGGAGACGCGTTTTCATTCATCTCAAGTTTCTCAACAAAACCCGCCGACTTGGTATATACTTTTGGTATACCCGTATCAGTACTAACCATTGAGAAAAAAATTGACGACCTCTCAATAAATTCCATCATATCGTCAAAGTTTTGCGTACCATCTTTCACTACTTGCATTTTAAGTACTGGAAGTGAAGCGTTTTGACCTATTGTGAATTCCATTGATTCTTTTAATTATAAATACTTAAAAAGTGAAAGTTCGTTGATATTAAGGTGCTGATATTATAGAGTCTTCACAAACATCTAAGAACGTACCTCCTCCTCCACCTGGACCTTCTATTATTATTTTATTATAGAATATTTCACTATCAATTCTAAAAATACCACTACCATTTTGACAATCACTACCATCTGTTGCTAATATTGTATTACCACTCACAATAGCACAACAATATTCACATGGTGTTATTGTTACAGGGACTTCCACATCATCTAAAAATAATGTGATAGTAAATGTTTCTCTATATAGTGGAGGAAATCCTGAATAATTTATGAAACGTAAAACTATGTTATTTACATTTTCACTAAACGACAATTCATAACTAAAAGGTGATGCAACACTAGTACCTAATCTACCTAAGAATGTTGTCCCTAATTGGGGACTTTCCCAATTTGAATAACAAGTTGGGATTGTATATACCGTTGATCCTGTAACATAACCACTTCCATTACCTGTTAAAACTATTCCGTTATAAGTTCTTTGTTGACCTATTGGTGGTAAGGTTGATCCTGAGACGCAAATAATGCAAGGTGAACCTGTAGAGGTTGTTGTAGTCACAGGTATTGTGGTTGTGCTTGTTAATGGTATTGTGGTGCTAGTTGTTGTTGGACTTGGAGGTACAGGTGGAGTTGGTATAAAACCTGTACAACAAGGATAATCCACAACATAACAACTTTGAAACTCCATATCATCAAGTATAAAGCTATCAGTAACATTAATATAAATCTCTTCGTTTAATGGTAAAACTAAAATACCTGTATCATCTCTAAATAAAAATTGACCTTTGTATCTACCAACTTTTTTTGTGTCAAAAGGTGTAAACTGATAATAAACATAATAGTCAGAGGTAGATGCAGTTAGAGGTGCAATTTTTGACATCAAACCCGCAGGTCTTGTTGTAATTCTTGGAATGTTAGTTTCGGTGTCAACCATAGAAAAGAACACGTCAGTTTCAGATAGAAACTTCATGGATCTATTGTAGTCACTCCTACCGTCTTTAATTACATTAATTTTTAATATGGGAAGTGTCGCACCTTTTTTGATAAAAAATTCCATTAAACCTTTTATCAATAAATACTCCGTTTAACATTCTTTTCTCAAATGACCTTCGTAATGATCAAAACGATTATGTTCAGTTGGTGTCATAAGTAAGACACCTGAGTTTATTCTACCTTTTACTGTCTGTTTATAACAATAACTCATAAGGGTTTGTTCATATGGGTGATCGAATTTTGTCTCAATATAACATTTATAGTTACCCTCTCTTGATAATAAAATTGGCCAGTTAGATAAATAAATCTCACCTGTGGCATATGAAATACCTTCGTGTGATTTAATATGTTTGAACTCTAAATTTGGTGTGTTTGGATTTTCTCCATGATGAGCCAAGTTTTGATTAAACGGCCAATGGTTTTTTCTAAACTCTTGATCGACATTGAACCAAGACCATTGTTTTTCATGACTACCATAAAACTCAGTGAAGTTAAACTTTAAAAAATCAAATTGTTCCTTCCTTGCAATTTGTAAAACTTTTTTATATAATCTTTTTGTTTTTCGACTAAATCCATTTTTACAGACATCATTCACACCATTATAGAATAACATATCATCCTCAAAGAAAATATAATAATCCATCTCTGACCTATCAAAATGTTCGGCAATAAAAACTCTACCACCTGTTATACCTATATTATCTTTCTTGATATGCTCAAAACCATATTCGTTACATAATCTTTCATACTCAGGTGTTGTAGATAGGTCCGTTGAGTTGTTTAATAAAAACTTTTTGGTTTGGGTTAAAAAATCAAGGTCATAATCCTTCATCGAATTAATTAATGTCTCAAATTGTTTTGGACTATTAAATGTAATCACATACAATCCTATCTCACCATTAGTTTTTACCTCAACCTTTTTGGTATTAGACATAGTTTTAACTTGTACTACGTCATTTTTTACGTCCTCAAAAAACTTAAACACTAAACCATCAGAGTTTATTTCTACGTATTCAGTGATTGTTGGGTTGTTGTATAATAAAATTGTAAATAAACTTTCTTCGGTACCCATCAAACCCTGACTTAAGGTGGACTTAATCAAATTATAATACAGAGTATTCATTTGACTGATTGACTCTCTTGTCCCACCAAAGAAACCACCACGAGCAACTTTGTCTGGTCTAACATTTGTGATTTGAGTCATTCTATCAATGTCAAACCCGTGTATTTCACGATCGGCTTGATAAGGAAAACATATAAAAGTAAAATTATCAAATAACTTATCGATTTTTGGTAATACGTGATCGTGAGTAAAGTAACCCATGTTTACTGTATTTGCAAGACCAGCGTCAATCCAATATAATTTTTCAGAATCAAATTTATCCAAAATAAGTGCGTCGTGTAAAATAAACATTTTGGACATTACCAATGGGTTATACATATCTAACCTTGCTTGAGTTGAGTCCTTCAGCCAACCCGCAAGGTTATACCATTTTGGATTATTTCTTATTTGTTGTATTTGACCATAGAATTCTCCATTTCTAAACCATTCTAAATCACGCAATATAAATTGAGTGTTAGTTTCATTTCTTCTTTGTGATACAAATTGTTCTAACTCTTTATCACCAAAAATAATCATATTACAATCAACCTTAAGTAATTGATCAAATTTCTTAAGATAATAATCAAATGATCTTGACCATCCTTCTGATAGTTCACCTCTACCGATGTCCCAAATTCCTGTTACTAATGTTATATTACTCATAGATTCTGTTAAATTCTTCTAATATTCTAAAAAAGCTTTTATTTACTGTGAACATTTCATCTGTCACTCCTGTAGGTGCATTATCCCTACACCACCAAATGTCAAAATGTTTACGTTCAAATAATTCACGGTGATTTACATACATAAGACTCATAACTTGTTCTTCGTGTGGAAGACCTTCATCTTCAGTTAAAATATCACTAACATATTTTTCAAACAAAGTCACAACTTCATCCCATTTGTCTCGGTGACCACCAAACATACCACCAATAATATGAATACTTCTATCAAATTCTTTGTACCATTTTGGGTCAACAGTTTTTGACCAATAGTTTCGGTCATTTTCTTTACCAAGAAGTAAAAACTTATCGTTAGTATCTTCAATAACATTTTTAAGAAAATCATTATTGAATAAACTACTTTCATAATATCTTCCTTGTGGGTGAGTATCTGTAAGATATTTGTTTGGTATTAAACCACAATGTGAAAGACCCGCATCAATCCAATAATAATAATCATAAGATTTATCTTCGTTCCACCACCAATGGAATTTAGAGTATTGAATTTCAATACATCTATCACCTTGTTTAATTTGGTCAACATTTTTTCTTAATTTAATTAAATCTCTGAATTTTGTTTCAGAAATATCAAATATTTGGAACTTTAGTTTTTCAGGTGAGATTGAGTTTTCTTCGTAAAAAAATTGTTTTAGTGATTCTATTTCTCGGTCTGATGTATAACATAGGAAATCTGCGTCGGTCATCTTTAATAATGAAAGAAGACTATATCTATAATGACCAACTCTACCTACTCTACCACCAAATTCTGTTCCATGTAAATCACTATATATTGATGTAATAAATTTAACTGACATATGTAAATTCTTTGTGTTGTTTATTTTTTTCTGTCACTTCTTTTATCTAAATTGATATAATACCCAACATCCGCAATTTTTTTATTATTAAATAAAACCATATCTTATAAATTTCCTACAATTCTTTCGCACCAATCTTTAGATGTTGAGTGAGGCCAAACCACCCAATAAGCCGGTACCTGTGTTGAATGGAACTCTCTCCATATCTTACCATAGCCATCAGGATCTGATTTAATTCTAACAATTTCGTTAGCATCTGCATCTTGTCTGAATAATGTGTTATGATCTTTATCGTGGAATGCAACTACCCAAAAATCATAATCAGTTTCTGGTACTTGATTAAGATCTAAATCAATACAATGTTTGAATATACTTGAGAATGATTTTTTCCATTCTTCTTCGGTCTCAAAGTTATATGTGTTTGGTGGATATTTTTTATCTATTGTTTCTTGTTGGATTCCTCTTACCTCAAATAAAAGACCTGCATATTTTTCATAGTCTCTGATTGTTCTTTCTGTACCAAACCACTCAGAAGTATCTCCACTATATTTTTCACCATCAACACCTAATAGTTGTCTGTTTTTAATATGACAAGCGGTATTCTTTTTATACCATTCTTTATCGTCGTCCCATTGTTTTGTTCTTCCTTTTCTTGTATACTCGTGCCAAATAACAACTTTATGTGGGTGGAACAGATCATATCCGTGAGTATAAGCCCTTACCGTAATTGAAATTTCTTCGCCGTGAAAATAGAATTCAGGGTCGTGTTGTACCTCAGTTGAAAATTGACCTAAAGTAAAACAAAAGTGTGCTGAATAAAATCTTGCGGGAATTGGTTCTTTAAGTTCTTTCCAACCAGGTATAACTTCAGGTAAAAAGAAAACAACACCTTCAGGAGTAAAACGATCAAACGCCATTCGCCAAGGTTCGGTTACTCTTCCTTTCGGATCATTTTCAGGATCAAAAGATGAAACATAACCAGTTAATAATGGTTTTTTATGTCCTTTCTTTTGTAGTTGTTTAATCATCTTAATTAAGGTATCATCCCAATTTTTTTCAAACCTCATATGTGAATCGATTTGAAGGGTGTATTCCTCACCTTCATATAATTGTTGTGTAAGGTGTCTTGCCCAACAAACACCTTTCGATTCACTATAATCAATATTCAAAATGCGAAAACGACTATCGCCATCAAATTCTGATAAATCATCAAAACCATCTTCAGGGTGAAATTGTCTTGCAATACCAAGTCTTAAATTCTCAGGTTTTTTTGCATTCTCCAACATTGATTTTATTGTTGGAATAAGTTGTGGGTCACGATAGGATGCTATCTGTACAAATATTCTCATACAGAAAAAATATTAAATATTATTTACTTGTAAATTGATACAACAATTAAAATTAAGGAGGACCTTCAAATAAATAAATGTTGAAGTCTTGGAACATGAAGATTGCAAAGTCCTCAAATTCTTTACCATAATATGTACCACAAGAAAGTGCAACCCAATACTCACAACCTAACGCATCAACAATCTTAACTATAATATCAGTTACGTTTGTGAGAGGAGGGGGAACCATAAATAAGTATGGTGTAGTTATTGATGTAGATCCCGTTACTAAAAAACAATATGTGTAGGTTTGATCACAAACATATATTGAATATGGCGATGTACCTGATATTGAATTTATTTGAACGTAGTTTGGCATTATATCATTGGGTTAGGATTAGTCCATTCTGGTGTGTTTAATATTTGTAATATTTCGTCATATGTATATGGTCCTTCTGATGTTGATAGATCAATGACGCATTGAGGGGTATCACCATCCCACTTAACAAATGTTTTTGTACCATCTACCGACTTTCTAACTGTTTCGGCTGACGTTTCTAATACTTGTGTGAAGTTTATTTGATTTAATTCTGATACGCTAAATATCATAAATTCTCTATTGTCGTATTCTTGTAATTGACTATCCATAATTTTTTAATTTTCATAACCATAAATCACACCGTTATCAAAAATTTTCCACACAGAGTTGAAATTGGGTGTCGGTGTTTCATTTAGTAGCTGATCAACATAATCCCACCAATCATTTATTTCACTTTCTGTTAGTGTGGATGAACACTGTAATCTATACCCAATACCATACGGTTGTTCTTGACTTAAAGTAAAAGAGTTTAGATTAGTCGTAAATTCAATTCTTTGGTCATCATTTGTTTTTAAAATAACTTGTCTCATTTTACCATTATCATATATTGATTAGTACCACCATAAGTTAATCCGTTTGAAACGTAAGTATTATAATCATAAATACTTCCAGTACTGGTTGATCCACCACACCAAGGCCCTGAATAGTAAAAATTCGCACCACAATATGTTGTAACCATACTTGTTGCTGTCCCTCCATATCCCGCAAAACCACAACAATCCCTCATATAATAAATGTTGTTATTTGTACCTGTTGTGGTAAACCCTATTGCCCCTTGCATACCGGGAAAGGAAGAACTACCATAAACAGAGGTATTACTTTTCAATGTTGAGTATGTGTATGATTGTTGAGTATCAGAACCAAAAAAAGTTGAGTAATTAATTGATGATGCTTTGAAAACGAATGGTCCCCAAGTATTATCTACATTTGTTCTTTGGTTACCATATATATATGATGTAAATGTCGCATTGCCATCCCATATTTCACCCCATCCTAATTGATATGCTTGAGAAAAGTCATTGATACTACCGATTGATCCACCTTTCCATCCCCAATTCTCACCATTATAATTTACTGTTGTTGGGTGACTTCTTGCGACTAACATCCACCCACCACCATCGGTTGTCATATCACAATAAACTTGATATGGTGATGAGGTAGGTCCACCAGGATAAACCCAATACAATCCATCATATCCTGCAAGTTGAGGGTAATTATCTATTATCTCTTTACAAGTTTTACACGATGAAAATGATTGTGGACCCGAATATCTAAAATTTTGTAATATTTCAGACGGTGATAAAACTCTATTATAAATTCTAGCTTCTGATATATTACCATTCATTCTACTTGTGTTAATATTACTGGTACCTACTGATACACCGTTGGTGGTATCATAAACAATATCATATGGTACCGATGTGTTAGTACCTTCTAATACACCATTTACGTAAATTCTCGCTGAAACATTTTTTTCATATACACCGACAACATGATACCAAGTATTAACACTAAAGGGTGAGTTAGAAGCATAGACAGTGCTGTATGAATTCGTACTTGATACCGAACCCCAACACCACCAAAATGAAGGATATGTCTGTCCATTGAATGTCCTTAAAATAAATCCTTTTTGTGGTGATGTAAAATTAAACCAATTATTAATATACGCTTGTGACCCTGTGAAATTATTATGGTAGACCCACGCTTCAACCGTAATCCCATTTGTCGAGAAGTTGGATGTAATATCATTAGATATACTTACGTTATCATCTGAACCATCAAACGATATTGTACCGTCATAATTTGAGATATACGTCGGTCCATTTACTAAAGTTCCATTATATCCGTTTAGACTTATATCATACCACGTTGTCCCATTTCTTGGGTAAGAAGGTGTAAAATTAGCATTAAGATTAAATAATAAACCATTAGTAACTATTGATAAGTAATCTCTATTTACAACAACTTTGTCACTCTGACCTGAATAATAATTAAAACATTCATTTACCGTTGAGTACGATGCACTGGCTATTTTGTTAGTTAAAGAAATGAGTTCCGAATCGTTACTGACAAGATATATTGATGGTCCGTTGGATGATTTATTTAGATATACTGTATACCCACCTCTTAGTGGTGTGATTCCATTCCAATAACCCGTAGTGCTTGTAGGTCCTTTATCAACATCACCAGTACCAATATAAAAATTACCTTTCTTAAGGGTTAATGTTTCAGAACCGGTACTATATTTGAATGAATTTGGCATACTATATTATTATAATAAATACCAATTAAATTGATTTAGATAACTTCTGTATGAGTTCTTCCGTCATTCCAATAATTCACATCACCATACCAAACAAATATTTCCTCACCTTGTTTGATCACTCTATTAGACGTGAACTTGAATGTTTTGTTTTCGTTATCTGAATACCAATAAGCGTTTGGTGTTTCACTGTGATTATATAAACTACCAAAACCTAAGGCAACTACTTGTTCTTGCCAAGGATCAACACCTGAGGGCCAATTAAATCTATAATCTATTAGTAATGAACTTACTTCACCATATGTTAATGGAAGTGTTAGTACAGGACATTCCTCAAATACTTCACCTTCCATGATATCTTCTTTGGCAAAAACGCCCCAACCATGAATCGGGCTTTTATCTATATAAACTTTTGAGTTGTAAATCATTATTAGTCTATGTACATTATGTTCCTATCAATATTTTGGAGTATTTCTGAAAAGTCGTGGTCGTTTATTATTAGTTTTTTAACTTTTGTAGAGTCATTATCAAGTGTTATAAATGAATTTTCACTAATTGTGTAATTGTATATATTGTCGTCACAGATAATGTTAAGATCTTGTTGTTCTTGTAAATCATAGAAGAATAATCTTAATTTAGAATCTTGTATTTCAAGAGTCTGTGAATTATTCTTAAATGTCTCACACTCCTCATGTTTATTTATAAAAAGTTTATAATTTTTTTCTTTAGAGTAATCAAAAAAATCGTAGTTATCCCAATAATAGATTTTATCTTTAATTGGTTCAGATTTAATCTCTATCGGTAATAACTTCGTCCACATAAGTGCCTGACCTTCAGCAAATCCATTACCATTAGTATAATTTTCATAAGTGATTAAATCCAAAACTTTTACCATCATTTGTCGATCAAAAACCATAAAATGTAAAGTAGCCTCCCATATATCACTATCATCATTAGGATTTATTCTTGGGTGGATAAAATTTACTTGATTTGTATTTATTTCATCTATGATTTTATTATCTATGTCTAAGTCATAAATCAAATGGTAGAAAATATCGTAGTCGTAATCCAAAGCAATTTGTGATAATCTTTTAACTTGATTCAATGCCGCCCAACCATAGTCGGAAACATTTTTGTGCATAACCACAAAGTTCTCTTGATAATATATTGATTTCCAAAAAGTGAATGCTCTATCAGGCCAACCTAAAACTGGATTTTCTTTTGTGAAAAAAGTATAATCACATTCTTTAATTACACTATCAGGTAAAACTATTGGGCTAATAATTAAAACGTCAACGCCCAAACTTTTCAAAATTTTAATATTATCTAATAAAACATCAATTTTGTGTTCAGTGTCACAGTAGGTACTTATCAAAGCTATTTTTTTCATAACATATTTTGAAATCTGTAATTATTTTTTGCACCTAAAATTTCTTCGGATGTTTTTTTTGTGATTATTATACAATTTTTGTAATGGGTAATCGACTCAATATCTAAATGATTTTTTAATCCGCTAAAATCTGAATTAATTTTATGAGGTGTTGATGAAAAATAGTCGACTACATTATAATCACCTATTTCATAATTGTATATGGTATTTTTAGGATTCCAATAATTACACTCAATGTCCTCAATAATATAAGTCCCACCATTTTTTAACATATTTCTAAATAAGAAGTTGAAGGTTTCAATTTGGTGTTGTGGTTGGTGACTGCCATCATCAATAATTACATCGCATTCACCTATAAGATCTATCATTTTTTGTAGATCCTTTAACTTTGATTGATCACCCCTATAAACTACACCTCTTTCTTGGTTTCTCTCTTCAAAAATATCCATACTGTAGATTGATCCGTTTTTAAAGTAATCAATCCACATATTAAAAGAGGCAGCCTCAGAACCACATCCAATTTCAAATAATTTTATATTTTTATTTCTTAATGGTTCTAAAAATTTTTCATAAATACGATCAAATCTATGTGTCAAGATTTTGTCAGTATTGTATTTGAGACCTAATCCGTACATATCACTTTTAATTTCATCACTCAAAACAATATCAATCAGTTTATCGATTTCTTCTTTATAGTCTTTATAAGGTCTTACACAGTTTACATCAATGTAATAACCATTTTTAAGTTTATCGATATCATAGACACCATATTTTTTTTGATTTTGTATTTCACCATCCCAAATTAATTCGACAGGAAAGTTATGTCTCTCAATTCTTCTAGGAGTTAAAAATTCACTATAATGCCCTCTCTTAAGTTTAACAATTTCTACACCATGATTATTATGGTTAACACAATCTGAAAAATAGAACTCATCAATCAACCACATAATTTTATATCCATCTTTGTAATTTGAGTGTCTAATCATAAACTCCTCAAAAGAACAGTCTGAATTTAATATTTTAGTAAATGTCTTTCCCTTACCAACATTATAAACGTAACCATACATTTCCTGTTTGAATGGTAATGGTTCGTCTTGAAATAATTTTTGGGATTCAGGTCGTGTAAAATCGTAAGCATCACTTGACATTATAACCAAAGCATCTTCGGAATAGTGTTTTAGCTGATCAATAAAATAATTTTTATTAATCATTAACATATCTAAATCACCACAAACACAAACGTCATCTGGAAAATATTTCGTACCATACATTCTTACACTACAAGCTTGTATTGCGGAATGTATCCCCTCAACACCTTTGACTTTTTTAACCAATCCATTACCATCGTCATAAAAATCACTATCCTCATCATCTATCTTAAATAAAACCGGATCCCAACCAAATAACTCTTTAACTAATTTTGCCTGTACTGGCCAAAATTCTAAGAAATAAGAATTATCACTTGCGAAAATTATTTTTTTAATTTCCATAAAATTTATCTATAAATCCATTTATATCATCGGACCACATGGTCATTGCATTATCTTTGATTTTTTGTTCGTCCCAATCCCACCAAGATATAGAAAGTAGTTTTTCAATTTGTTCTTCGGTAAAACGATACTTAATGACTTTTGCAGGATTACCCGCAACAATTGCGTAAGGTGGGACATCTTTACTAACCACAGAACCTGCGGCAACAACAGCTCCGTTCCCAATCCTAACCCCTGACATTATTGTTGAGGTTGCACCAATCCAAACATCATTTTCAATTACTATGTCACCCTTACAAGATGGATGACCCATATCCATGTGCATTTGTGCAATCTCATGTGTTACAGGCCCCCATAATTGAGATGAGGTAGTTACCCAATCATGCCTATGGTTTGCATGTAAAAAAAAATTACAATCACGACCAATTGAATTGTACTTACCAATCTTTACGTGATATTGATCGCTCCAAGAAATTATATTCACATGTCGGTCAAAGTATGTTCCTCTGTCCGCATGCCAAAGATGTATGTTTTCTATACTCATATGTTAAAAATTTTATTCATGTCTGAAACTACTTAATTTGAATATTTGTTTTTCTTCGTCAGTTACTAAAGAAAATTTATCTCTAATTTCATCATTTTCGATAACAATTATATTACTAATCTCATCAAAACTACCCAAATTAATCATTCTCCAATGACCTAAATGTGTTTCATTTATCTGTGTAATTCTTTCATTGTTTACAATAATAGTATGTTTCACACCGTTTACATTATTTGTATTCCATACTATAAAACCAACAGTATTATCTAACCTGTCATAAAATGGTACTGCCCAGGATATAAAATTATTAGTAATTTGACCATCAACAATCCCAAAAAAATTTCCGTGATTTTCTAAATCACTTCTGTTTTTTCTGAAAACTTTACCACTTTCTTCTATTAATTTTTGAAGCATTAATTCTGGTGACTTGGATACAGAATTTCTAATCATATCTTTGATTTTATTTTCGTCAAGATCAATTAAAAATTTATTTATGTTTGGTATAAAGTAAGATTGGAAGCTTCCAAATAATATCTCATCAACATTTTCTTTCTTATCTATGTAAATAATGGCGTTATATTCATCAAGTAGTTTAGAATTTTCATTAAATTCTAAATCGTTTGTAATTTTACAATCATATTCAATATGATGAACTTTTTCGTACCCCATGTTTTTTGATAATGAAAAACCTAAGATCATCATTCTCCAAATTGCCAAATGGGTGTTTTTTTTACTAAGGAAAGACGATTGTATTAATCTATTGTTTCCTGGACTAAACCATGGCTGATTCAATAAGTCCCAATCTGTTAAAATTTCATTTTTACTATCATAGAAACAATAATTAACTTTTTTTTGTATGTCTGTTGGGATAGTCGTATGACTCACAATCATTACATCGTAATTTTCTTTTAATTGGTGTAATGAGTTAATTAGATCCCTTAATATATTCTCGCGGTAATCATCTGGACAGTATGCAGTTACTAAAATTAAATCTTTCATTTTTTAATTTCTTTTGTTGGAACTCCTCCAAATATACCGAGTTCGTTAATGTTATCAACAACAGCGGAATTCATACCAATAGTTACCAAACTATGTATCGACACTTTTTCTCTTATTGATGAGTTTGTACCCATATAAACTAAGTCATAAATTTTAACATTACCAGAAACTATTGATCCCGGCATCATACTAAAATAATCTCCTATTTCACAATCGTGACCAATATGATTTCCCCTATTTAGGATTGCGTGTTTACCTATTTTTATATTTGTAGTTAGAATTGAATACGCACCAATAAAACTACCCTCACCAATTTCAACGTTGTTGTCCATAATTAAAGCTGTCGGATGAACCCAAGTAAAATACTTTGTTTCTTTTGGTAATCTTTGTATGATATCATATCTATCTCTTGAGTTTGCAACCGCAATCATCAATTCATATTCTTGAGGGTCAAACTTAGATAGTGGTTGAGTTCCTTCCACAACATATTCATCATCTACGAAACAAGTTAGTTTTTCACCCATCTGTGATAATACTTCTCTAGCGTGACCACCATAACCAACTAAAGCTCTTTTCATTGTTTGTATATATCAAATTTAGAAAGATCAGGATAAGGTAATTCCAAATCTTCATTATGTTTTTTAGATCCGTCTAAGTTGTAAAATTGACTCATCATTAGTAATCCTCTTGCTGCAAGTTCTGGCATCATATAAAAGTTCCAACCCAACATATCAAAATTATCATCGTGATATGAACACTCACGCCTTCCACTAAATCTTGCTCTTTTAAACCATAACATCGCTTGATAGTCATCTGTTAAAATCGCACCACCCTTACTCAACTTTAATGTCTTATATGGACCAGTAAAAGAAAGACACATATGACTTTTTGGAATGTACATATCGGCAGTAAAACTCAAGGCAGAATCCCAAACATTACTTGGTGATAATTGATACGCCCCTTTGATCATGTTACCTTCAACAGGTGTAAAATTCACTTTTAGTCCTGCGTGAATAATCTCACAAGGAACAGAAGGATACGTCTTTGATGGGCAGTCTACCTTGTCTGATGACAAACTTTTTTTCACATTTTTTTCATAATACAACGCCAAAAATAAAGCATTACTCATATTATCTAAAGCAATTGCGTGAGGTGCACCTGTGTAATCACACAATGCTTTCTCAAAATCTTCGGTAATCTTATGTACTCCTTGTGCCATTAATAAAATTCAATAACGTTCATTGTTCCTTCAAAATACTCTTCATATAAAAAATTTGCTTTTTCGTCATACACTACCATTTTTTCAACATTATTAGGTAGTATATTGAAAAACCAACTTCCATATCCATCAAATTTATGAATAATCTTAGTTTCTTCACCATTGTTAAATTTTACCACAATATGTCTTAACTCAGGATTTGATTTTACATTTCTACTATAAATTACAATTTCTTTTGGGTTATCTTTT